CGGACCTCGACCCGCGTTGGGAACCGGTCAAGGATCGCGTCGTCCTGACGGGCATGTGCGACTGGAACAAGAAAAAGGGGGCCATAGCCTACAACGTTAACAAGGGGTACGAAATCTACATATGCCTCGAGGGTGCTGACGGGCCCCTGACCGAGACACGCATCAACACGGCCATGCACGTTCTCATTCACGAACTGTCACACTCGACGGTTCGGGAATACGAACATTCTGATTCTTTTTGGAAAAATTTCAAAGATCTACGCAAGTACTGTCAAGCCAAGGGACTCTTCGATCCTGCGGATCTAGGTCCGTTCTGTGGTGAAAAAATCAAACCAGGAAACGATGAGCCAGGTAGAACACGAGCGCGGCCACGAGCGCCGTGAGCGCCATCGCGCTCATGGATCCGACCTCGACGCTGGGACCGAACTGGGCCAGACGCTCCTGGACGGGCCGGGACGTGGATACGACCGCCGCCAGACCCGCCAGAACAGCCATGTACTGCTCGTTGGTCAGACCGAAGGGAATCTTGCGTTGACCCTGGGCCTGCGCCTGACCCTGCTGAGCCTGCACCTGCTGCTGAGGCGGGCCCGAGCTGCCCATCATCATGTCCTGCATCTGCATACCCGGCCCCTGGGGAACGACGTCGTCCATAGCCGTGGAAAACTCAGCCATTTGTTGAAATTCACCAACGTTTTTTTCAGGCTCAATTAACCCTTGAGGAATTGTCTGCGTGATATCGGTCGACCCGCTGGCGTCGTAAGACTCCATCTGTTACGAGTTTCAAAGTTTCTTTATGAAGCCGGTGGACGCACGGGGCTGAGGATTTCCTAAATTCGGAAGGGGGGTAGCTGCGTTCAGTTTCATTTAGGTCTAGAATTAAAAAGAATTTAGGAAATCCTCACTTCAACTTCTTGACCGTCACTGACCCCGCGTTCGCCTTGCGTGCCAGACCCGGGGCGGCCGCTCCGAGGTGCCTGGGATTGTAATTCTTCTGGTGAAACTGCCAGAATGCGGGCGACCCACACCTGAAGTTCTTACGTAGGGCCGCCTTGTACCAGAACACGCAGTTCGTCACGTCGTTGCTCTTGGACGTGTTGTCGAGCACGAGACACTCATAGTTCTCGGTGCAAGCATCCATGACCTGGCAAAACTGGTCAAAGGTGGGGAATACTCCAAAAAAAGCTTTATAAAGATTTTCACGATTCTGTCTGACGTTATCACGCAAGACAAATACGTAATCAACGTTGGTGCGAATCATGGGCGTCATGTCCATGCAGTACTGGGTCGTCATCATGAAGAATATCTTCCAATGGCGCCCGTTCATGAAGAGCTGGCGGATGCACGGGTCGCGCATGAAAGCCCTATCATACATGCAGTCGTCCATGAGGATGAAGACCGGCTTGCAGTTTCCCGCCGCCAGGTTTCTCTTTTGGCGCTCTATGATTTTCTCGACGGCCGGCTTGTTATAGTCCCCGTAGACGAATATGTCGGGTATGAACTGCTTGTAGTGGCCGTTGCCCTCCTCCGTGCCCGACATGGCGATCCCGGCGGGTATGCCCCGCTTGTGCCATAGGACGTCCGTCACGAGCGTGGATTTACCAGTTCCTCGCTTGCCTATGAATACGCACACCTTGTCGTCCGCCATGGAGCTCGGATCAAACTTTTTCAATTGGATATTCATCCCTGGGAGTAGACTGTGAATTTAGGGGAGGTGAAGGAGCGCGCGGTCGTGATCCCAGAGGAAATAATTGCTCCGCAATTACTAGAGATGTCCGCAGGGGCAGTACAACTTGCCGCCATCGGCCAACAAGACGCGTACCTCACGGGGGACCCCTCTGTGACGTACTTTAGCGGCGTGTACAGAAGGCACACCCCCTTTTCGCTTCAGGCGTTCAACATCCCTTTTCAAGGTCAGCAGATTCAGTGGGGAGCTCAGTCTGTCTGCCGCCTGCCATACAAGGGCGACCTCGTCCGTTCAACGACCCTCGCCGTGACCCTCCCAGCTCTAGCACCCACGACGACCGACTACACCTGGCCCAAGTCTGTCAATCTCCAGCGCCCCATCCCCTACATATTCGTCGACGGCAACATGTCCATCGCCAAGACGGTCGATATCGGTGTGCTCGATACTTACTCGACCGCGACCGTATCTCAGTGGCTCGGACCGACCGCGACCATCAACGCCTACATCACCTACAATTCGGGCCTGACCAAGTTTCAATTCGGCGGGTGTTCGAACGTCACCCTCAACGTGGCCGACTCCGTCACCGTGGGCGTCTTCTGGGGTCTGGACCCGCACAACTTCTCGAGATTGCCCACGAGCAACACCATCCAGTGGGACGTGAGCCCGGGTTCGGCTCACGGGCCCCTGGCCGATTTCACCGTGGCTCAGTCGGGCTGGGTCCCTTCCCGCGGGTCCACGTCGCCCAACCTGACGGATTCTCTCTTCATGAACGTCTCGTCTTCCGTGACCCTCACGTCCCTGAATCCCACCTCGGGTGTCTACTCGGCCCAATTCGTGGACATGAGCCTCTTCGGGGATCCCCTAGGCAACACGCCCATCATTTCCGTGACGCCTGGCGGATGCATACAGTTCGGAGCCGTCGGGACCTACATAGTGTCCGTGGCTCTGAACGTCTCCGGACCCGTGTCGCGCGTGGGAATAGGCCACTGGGCACAGGATGGACACCCGGCCGGCCAGTGGGTCTCTGGAACCCCGGGAGTTGGCCAGTGGGCCTGGAACGACTACTCGTACTCGTGGCTCGTCATGCCCATGCCCATCGCACCCCTCGCCGTTCTGCCCGTGACGGTCACGGACATTACGCAGTTTTACTATTTGGACGTCGAGACCCAGAACCAGATACCATTGACCATAGGCGACTGGACACAGGGTACGGAGATTCAGGTCACGGACGTCAATCAATACCTCAGCCTCCAGACGCCTCAGACCCTCGTGAATTCTACGGTGGACCTGCGGACCAACTGGCTCTCGACCGGGTTCTTCAGTCAGATTAACCCGTCCGGAAACGCATTCACATTCTTGACGTCCGGCCTCTACAACATTCGAGGGACCCTATTCACCGACGGCCTGTCCAACGTCCTAGCCGTCACCCTGAGCAACACAACGGTGACCAACGTGATCTCGTGGGACACGACTCAGTCCCGGAGCCCGACCATCAACTTTACGTTGCCGGTCCAGGTGACCAACACGAGCGACCGGTACAGCCTGAGCGTCCGGACCGACGCCGCGTCGCCCGTGCTCGCGCCGCCCTCGTGGTTCGTCGTGGAGCAGTTCGGCGTACCGACGGGCACGACCCAACAACCCAACAGTTTCAAAAAGAACGGACTCTTGTTCACGTCCAATGTACTCGCCCAAGTTCCACAATCCACCGGACCATCCGTGACTCAAGTTAATTTTAATAAAACTTTTTCAAATGTAGGAACGTCTCGCCACGTGTCCGTCACGACCGGTGGCAATATAAAATTCTCTAATGTTGGTGCGTATAGATTTCAGGCGTACTTCGAGACGTCCAACGCCTACGTGGCGTCCGTGTCGCTCTTTCAGTCGACGAGCGACGCCCGCCCCGCCACGCCCCTCTACCAAGTCACGAGCCAGCTCAACATCGGCACGGTCGGCCCCTATACCATCGATGTGGTCGCCCAGTGTTCGAACATCTCGAATGTGTTTTTCTTGGACGTCACGACAATCAGTCCGGATGGGCCTTCGAACGTCACGGCCAATGCTTTCGTCACCGTGGTCGGACTCACGGCCCCTACACCCAACACGTACATCTACGTGGACTCGGTCGGCACGTATCTCATAGACCGGGCCGAACTCAAGATCGGCGGACAGCTCATTCAGACCCTCTCGGGTGAAGCCATAGAAATCTACAACGACCTCGTGGTCCCCCAGGAGAATCAGCCCGGTCTCAAACTCTTGACCGGCAAGCTCGACACGACTCAATCGACCCAGGATCGCACGTATTACGTAAATCTTCCTTTTTTCTTTTACGGAAATCCAGAACTCTCGTTGCCGACGTGCGCCCTGACGCGACAGGACATGGAAATCTTCGTGACGTTCAGACCGTTCAATTCGCTGGTCGCAACGAGCTCCCTCGTGACCCAGACATTTGTGGCTGCGTCCATCATCGTGGAGTATGCGTATCTGTCCGACCCCGAGGTTAACTGGATGCGGAGCCACGACCTCGATTACGTCATAGGTCAGATGCAATACCAGACGTTCAACCTCGGTGAGAGCACCATCGTCGACCTGGATTTCACGGGGCCGGTCCGCGAGCTCGCGTTCGTCATACAGGACGCGGCCGCCACCCCTTACGTCTACGTGGCCGACTCGGGCATAGGAGTATCGCTGACATTCAACGGTGAAGACTATATCGACCCGTCGACGACCGACTATCACTTTATGCACCTGATCGCGCCGCTCGAAAAGCACACGCGCAAGCCCGACCGGACCGTCTACCTCGTGTCGTTCGCACGCCGGCCCCAAGACCCGCGCCCGTCAGGGTCGATAAACATGAGTAGAATCAGGCAGAAGAAGTTCCAGGTCATCCTACCCAAGACGACGTCTCTCGGGACCAAGCAACTGAGGGTCATCGCGACCAGCTACAATATCATGAGGGTCGCCAACGGACTGGCCGGACTCATGTACTACGAGTGAAAGGTCTAGGGATTTTTTCAATAGAAATGGTAGGATGGCCGGCCGTCAGGTTCTGGCCCAGCTCGGCCGGAACGACGTCGTTCTTTCTGGCCAGCCCGACATTACATTCTTTCAGGAAATTTACAAGTCCCAAGGTTTATTCGCGTCTCGGGTGATCAACGTCCAGTTCGAGCACGAGCCCACCTACGGGTCAGACGTGGCCGTCAGTCTCCCACTGAACGGCGACCTCTTGACGTCCATGTACTGCCGTTTCGATCTGAACGCCCCGGCGGGCACTTCGTTCTACGACTCGGCCGGGGCTCTCATGATAGAGCGCGCCGAGCTATACATCGGGAACAAACTCATAGAACGCATATGGGGAGAATTCATCACGCTCGTCAACGAGTCGGAGGTTCCTTCGGGTCAGCAGGCCGGACTCACCAATATCCTCGGGGGCACGGCGCTCGGAGGAGTCAATCCGCCATTGGCCCGCTACACGGTGCCTCTCCGATTCTCGTGCTTGAAGCACGGCCTCCCGTGCGTCCCCGGCCTCCAGTTCCGGATCGTGCTCAACCCGGTCTCAAAGTTCTGCCCCGTGCCCCGCGCCTCCGTCCCTATGTCTTTTAAATTTCTCACAGAATATGTATTTCTGAGCGAGAGCGAACGTGATTTCGTCCAGAGACGCGGGCCGCGCCTGTACCTCTCCGAGAATGTCGAAAGGGCCCGCTATTCGGTCGGTCCGGGCACGTCCAACATCCGGTGCCAGACCGAGTTTCTCCACCCCGTCAAAGAGCTCTACTTCACGGTCCAGAATAAAGACGCCACGGGATTTGACTATTGGCGCGACTCATCTAACCTCTCGAGCTCGACTTCATATTCCCTGAATTTTTCAAATATTAATCAGCTGAATTCCATGGCCATATATTTCAACGAGTCTCAGCGCCTAGACCCACTCATAGGATCGACACTGTTCCTCGGGACGGTCCAGTTTTCAGAGTATCATACCCGCGTGCCCGTCCGGCCCTTCTACATGTACTCGTTCTCGCTGGACCCCGAGTCGCCCAGGCCCACTGGATCCGTAAACTTTGGCCGACTCAAGCATCAGTACTTTGACTTCTTTTTGGCCCCTATAAACCCAGGGCTGGACACGGGCCGGACGATCACCGTATGGGCCCGCTACTATCAATTCTTGGAGGTTGATGGGTTCCGTTCCGTCAAGGTTCTTTTCGATAACATGAGTGATACGGGGTCGAGTGCGGTTCTAAACTAAAACTTTTAAAAAACTTTTAAATTAGAATGGAAGCTGCGGCGATGGAAGTGTTTCTTCCTGTGCTAGAGACGGCCATGGTCATCGCGGGCCACTACGCCAAGGCGTGCGAGCGCGACACGGTCCTCGCCGAGGACGTGCAGATGGGCCTCATGTTTGCGGCCAGGCACGTCCTCGGTAAGCAGATAGGTTCTTTGTTTCCAGAAGTGTATGAAGAGTCCGAGTCCGAGTCCGAGTCCGAGTCCGAGTCCGGGTCCGGGTCCGGGTCCGGTGATGACTCAGAGGACCCCCCTTGGACCCGGTACGAGGGCACGGACGAGCGGCTCGTGCTCGTCAACAAATGCGCGGACGAGTGGGACGAGTGGGAGCCGGAGACGCCAGCCGAGCGCGCGATCAAGTCGGCAGTCGAAAAAGTCAGAAACTTATAGGGATGGACCTGGCGCCGTGGGACCCCGATGACGTGTGGGCCCCCGTTCCGTTTTCAAGGACAGAATTTAAAATTTTTGAAAATGATTCAAGTGATGATGAATCAGGACTGTTTGAAAAATGGACACCGATCCCAGACGAGAGCGACTTTGAGGATGAGTGAGGGGGGGCTCTCCTCCCCGCCCCTGGGAACTTTTTTTCTAGACACTTAGTATAAAATGTCCAGCACCCTCGTCTCCGCTGCTGTCGAGGTCGAGTCCTTCGCTCTGAACAGCATCGTGGGCGCCCTGTTTTTCACGGCCAGCCTGAGCATCCTGGACCTCGTCCGCTTCTGGGTCAGCATGCTGATCCAGGTGCCCAAGAACACCGGTTCGTTCTTCCTGATCACGGCCCTTCTGACGACCCTCCTGGCCGTCGTGGGCTACATGATCATCAAGATGATCGCTCGCAATGTGGTCATCCAGAAGACCCAGCCCATATTCGCCGTCACGCGCTAAGCGTACAAATCAGGTACGGGGTTCGGCCTCACAAATGTTTTGTAACCCCAGAATCCTAGGGTCAGTACGATCAAAAGGATCAGCACGGTCCACTTTCCAAAAGGGGTCTTTTTCTTAGGCTCTTCCTTGACGGGCTTGAGCATCTGTTCGTCGAGTATGCGCTTGAGCTCCAGTTGAGCCAAGCGTCTGCTCATGTCCTTTAGGTCCTCCCCTTCCTCCTCACGTTCGCGATCCCGAATGTGAAGTCTGAGCACGAATGCGTTGGTTTCCCAGCCCTGGAAGTTTACGGGCGCGCCGTTCTTGTCGACCCACCGGACCGTCAGCCGCTGCAGGGACGCGATGGGTTCCGGGTACTCGACAGATACGCGATAGTCCTTGTTTTCATGGAAGTTCTTGATACAGGCCGAGCCCACGTCCATTATGACCGGTGCGAAGTTGCGGTTGGCGTTCGAACCGCTGACGGTTCCCGTGGAGTTTACAAGGGCCCCAGTATCCACGTGACTCGGCGTCCTGAGCTCGTCAATGTCCAGGAAGATGTATTCGTTGAGGCTCATGTCGACCAGCGTGCTAGACCTCAGAATGTGTTTGGAGGCGTAGGCCGGATCAGTAGGTCCCGCGAGTGCTGACGTGTAGAGAACCCCCCGAGTCAACCCTAACATGGTGGCGAGCTCCTGGGAGTGGATGTAGATTGTGAAGGACGTGCTGGAGCTGAAGAGAAAGTGGCCTTCGTCTGGGAGATAGTCAAGTACGATAGTACTTGCCGCCGTCAGCGCCTGAGCCAACCCGTAGACCGAGTAGAACCCTGGGTTTATGGAGACGTTCGAGCTGTTGACGGTCAGGACGTTCGAACCGTTTGTGCAGTTGAAAAAAGTATTTGGGACGCGCGCGCTGACCAGGTCGACACGCTCAATGTCCTTTATCGGCGTGGTCAGGTGGAGGACGTAGCTGTTTCCTGATGGGTACAGCTTGACATCCCTGTTTTTCGAATCAGCAAATAACAGACGCGTGGTCATCTGATTTATAGTTGGATAAAAAGAGGGGGACGCGCGCGCTGACCAGATCGACACGTGAGACGTTCTTGATCGGTGTGGTCAGGTGGAGGACGTAGCTGTTTCCTGAAGGGTACAGCTTGAGGTCACGGTTCTTGGAGTCGGCGAAAACCAACCGAGTCCGTGAGGACTCGTGCGCCGAGGTCATTGCTAATTTAGGGTGGGAATTTAAGCTGCTAGTTTGGACTCGAGCGCGGCGAGTCTATGCTCGAGTGAGTCGAGTCGCGCCTTGAGGGCGGTGTTTTCAGCAGAGAGTTCTTGGATGGCTGCAATTCCAACCGAGAATACATGTTCATAATCAAGTGTACAATAGTCTTTCACCTTTTCGCCGTATACAAACAGTTCAGCTTCATCAATTGTCGCCCTTTCGATAGTGAACGTGTTTTGATCCACCGAAACGACGTTAGATTCCCACCATCCTGTGTCCTTCGAAATGAACTTGACGAGTGAACCGACGGTCAAACCATGGTCTACGACGGAGATTGTATTACCGGTAATCGAGTTGGCCATTTTGAAGATACTCGGCACATACTCGTTGAGTTTACGGACAGAGCCGGGAAGCACACACTCTACTTCCTGAGCAATGAAACCGTAAGCACGAGCATCCGAATATTCAAGCTTATCGATGTAATTGTAGGCGACCGGTCTCAACTTGTTAACAGTCACCATGGCTTCGGTAATAGCTTCG